CGAGCGAGATGCGCACGTTGCCTTCTTCCAAGAGCGATACTGTCTGTTGCGCGGTCCTGGGAGCGTTCGGCCGATCGCTCTGCCTCCCCATCTGGAGATCGCCCATGCCGGTAAGCTTCTCGCCGTAGGAGAGCACGCACTGCTCTTTCCACTGCGCGATATCCATGTTCGCGCCGATCTTGATCTGGATGAGATCGGTCTGCGGGTTGTCGAGCGGAATAGCCTGTCCGGGCGCAACCTTGAACGTCTCGGGATTCATCCCGCTCGCCGGCCGGTAGCCGATCGGCGGATTGATTGCGAGTTGGCCCGCCTCCGTGGCCTGGTTGTGGTTGACGCGCAGCTCGTCTTCGAGGTCAATGAGCATCTCGGCCATGCCCGGTGACCAGTAAGTGCCGTCTGCCATCATCGCCGACTCGACAAACGGCCTGCGGTTCTTTTTGGTGGGATACAGCTCCTGCAAGTCCTGGATGCCGATAACGAGGTTAAGGTCGAGGATGTAGCGCACCACGAAGTCGCGCTGCATGTCTTCGCGCTTCTTCGTGTCCCACTCCGAAGCATCGGCCATGCCGCCGCGCTTGCCTTTTTTCACCGGACGCCAGCGCCCGTACCACTCGAGAACGATGATCCACTCGCCGCTCGACAGCGGGCGGGTGTACTGGAGGCCTTCAGCCTCGTCTTTCTCAAGCTTGATTTCTTCGCCTTCCCAAGCCCGCTGCATCCCTTTTTGCGCCAGGTTGAGGATTAGCTCCCAGTTGTCCTTGATGCCCTGATAGCGGCCTTCCTGCTCGCCGCGCAGCAGGTCGTCGGGACGCACGCGGTAGCGGCGAATCACGAAGCTGAACTCGTGGAGGGTGCGCACTTCCTCCACCGGCACAATGAAGTCGTCGGGCCACAGCGGATCGAAGTCCGGGCCTTCGTAATCCACCACGGTTTCCGGTTTGTAGTCGCGCTGTGGGTTCAACACCTCGAACGTGTCGCGCTTCCACGGGCTGTACGCGATACTTCGGCCAAAGGTCAACTTGCGCAGGACGAACTCACAGAAGCGCTTGGTGAGCTTCATCGAATTGAAGACCCGCCACGACATGTATTTGCCGATTTTGGCGTCTCGCTTCACGTCGGACGGACCTACCGGGACTGCCACCACTTCGGCGTCATCGCCGAATAGCGAATCCATTTCCTTGGACCACTTCGTCAGGATGTTCCACCGCACATAGGGAACCGGGACGTTGCTCGCAGTCTCTTCGCCTTGCACCGGCGGATCGACCATCGCGCGCCAGCGGCGGTAATACTCGCGCCACTTGTTGATGCGCTGGTTGTGGTCCCCGATCGCGCTGCGGTAGTCCATCAGCACGCGATTGCCGATACGCACGCGCTCGGTCTGCGGCCACTTGAGTTGAAAGTCTTCTTGATCCGGCATCTATTTAAGGGCCTTGTGGAATGGCTTCGCAATCACGCGCTCGACTCGCACGCAGGCGTGGCCCGTGGGCTTGAAGACGTACTTGATGGTGAAGTTGCGCGTCGGCGCGTCGATGGCAAAGGTGGCTATCGCCAGAATGGTGACGATCATAGGGGGAACGCCTCCAGCGCCGGCTCCAGATAGACCACCCCGTACTGCTGGCAGCCAGTGTGCGCGCACACGATTCGCCGCTGTGGCGCGTCGTGGACGGAATCGCAGAAGACCATCGGGATTCCGCACGGGCAGATGTAGGAGTCCCCGTCGATGCGGACTTTCAGCGGTTGCTTCTTCGGCTCCGGAATGTCCGGCGGAAATTGCAAGGTCGTCATCGCAGTCTCACCTGTTGCCCTCTAACATTCGATTCGACAGGCTGCCCATAGCGCGTCACCTGGGGCCGCGGTTGCGCTGCCGTCGCCGGGATCGGCCGCGGCATCCGCGTGATGGCAATGATCGCCAGCGCCAGGGCTATTACCGTGTCGTCATGACAGCCCGCTTGCGCCTCCGGCTTACCGTTCGCCTTGATGACGAAGGTCATTAACTCGCCCACGGTGATCGGGCAGTGCAGAACGATGGCGAGTTGGCGAATCACTTCATCCAGCGCTGAAATGAGGATTGGGCGGCTGACTCCGCTCGTGTCCCAGCCGATGCGATCGCCGCGCACCTGGGGGTCGCGATCCGGCGTGACTGGCCGATGGTAGATCAACGAAGCCGGGTAGTCCGTGTTGAGAATCGCCTCCAGCATCGACACGCCGCCCCCGCCGGGGTTTCGCTCGCCACAGATCTGCGCCATGTTGTAGAAGCGGCCCACGCGGGCGATGTACCGGCCGGATTCACCCGGCATCATGCGGGCGCGCAGAACCGCGCATTGCTCGCCCGTGTCCCGGTCCAGGATCTGCCCGGCCGTGTAATCCGGGTCGCATTCACCGGAGCCTCCGTCGTTGACGTCGAGGCCTTGCGCGCAGTCCGCGCCCAGCACGTACAGCCGGCCTTTTTCCGGACGGCGCCACACGCGCAGCGCGCCGTATTCGCTCGGCAAGAGCACCATGCGTTTCTCGCCGGCGCCGATGTCTTCTATTTCCAACTCGCCGGTCAAGGGCTCCGCTTTGTGGTGGATCTTCACGATGTGCGGAATGGAGAAGCGGTTCCGCGAGCTGGCGGCGAAAGCCTCTTCGGGCGTAGCGGGATGCTCGCGCCGGAAATGGGTCATGTCGCCGTTGAAATCGTTGTGGATGGTCCAGCGCCGCCATGCGAGCTGCTCCAGCTTCAGCCCCAGTTTCCCCATGAGGTCGCGTTCCTCGGGGTTCAGGCTGTCCTGGAATTGCCGCTTGCGGAATGGGTCGTCGAGCGGCATCCGGTTGGTCGGATGCTCCCACCAGCCCATGAAGATACCCAGCCACTCCGAGTCGCTGCCGGGGTCCATGGACGCCTGCCACATCTTGTGGAAGTAGTCGCCGATGGTTTTCGCCGTCCCTTCCACGATGGCCGTGGTGTCGGGCTCTTTCGGCACTGCGCTCATCACGGCGGCCAGCGTGCCGGCGGGCTGCGGGTAATACGGGAACTCGGAAAAGTGAACGTTGGTAATGCGGAAGCTGCGCCCGAAGTTGGCGTTGCCGGCGGTATGGATCTGGATGAAGCTCGATTCCTCGTCGCCGCCGTGCTCGAAGTAGATGCGGTCGGAGAGCGGCCGGGAGGGCGGCAGCTTAATGCCGTCCACCAGGCGGCCGTCGATCCACACCGGCGAGCCGATGCCGAAGGGCTTGTACTTCGAGTAGAACCGCTCGTAAATCGAAAAGATGTTGCGGACGCTGGTATCGTCATGCGCCAGCACCACGGTGTGAACGCCAGCTTGGAACGCGGTCCCGTGAAAGAACTCCGCAGCCGTGCCCGTCGTCGCCTGTATGCGCCGCGACTTCAGATAGAGGATGCGGACGGGCTTCCCTTGCTTCCTCTGTTTCTCGATGGCCTCACGCAGCCGGATCTGGCCCGGCCCGAGCACCATCGGCACCAGCGCGCGCCGCTCGGTCTCGACGGTGAGCGACTCGCGGCAGAACCGCACGTGGTCGGAAAAGCCGGTATAGAGTTCGTCGGAGAGAGCGGCGGGGTTCATGCGCACAATCCGTACTTCGACTCGCAGGCCTGCCGCTCGAACATGATCGGCGGCAGTTCTTTCTTTCCGCCGCGTTCGGTGCGCGCCCACGCGAGTACTTCGTCGATCCGGTTGAGCACCCCATCGCGACGGACTGGCACGAAGAACGTATAACCCGTGCGAGTCTCGAAGCGCCGTATCTTGTCGATCATCTCCGGGCGTCGCAGTGACCAGTTGAGGATGTCATCCTCTTTCGGGTAGCGGTTGAGCACCCACCGCGCGCAGGCCTGCGAATCGACGCCGCCCGAGAATCCGACGATATGCTTCATGCCGCTTTCTCCAGGCACAACGCCGCCATCGCCTGTTCCCCGATGAACCGCGAGTATGCGGGCGGGATGGCCTGCGACAACCCGGCCATCGTCATCCAGTCGATTTCCATCACCTCCCGCCGTTCCCACGAATGCGGCCGGGGTGTGCTGTTCTTCCGGCGATTCTCGACGCCTCCCGCGTGGCCGTACACGCCGATAACCGGCAAGTGGTGATTGCAGGCGCGAGGAGCATTTAACGCAAAGCCGTGATACTCGAACAGCCGATGGCGTCGCAGTTCGCCGCGCTCGCACGCGAGATCGAACATAGTCCCGCACAACATTACCGGGCGGATCAGCGGGGCGCCTGGGACGTTCTCGATGCACCACGGGACGCCGGCCGCCACCAGCTTGCGGCGGGTCTGCGGAATGAGGTTGGGGTGCTTGTGCGCCGTTGGCATGTGGCGCAGCATCGTGAACGCCTGGCACGGCGGGCTTGCCCAGATGAAATCGTAGCCGTCGAGATCCACGTCCAGCGCGTTGGCCTGGACGAACGCATCACCCACATACCGCGGCTGCGGTGCGATATCGACGCCGGTCACATGGAACCCGGCGAGTTGCAGGCCGCGAGTCGCGCCGCCGGCACTACAGAACAGATCCAGCGCCCTTGGCTGACCGCTGACCGCTGAAAGCTGCTTCTCATGCCGCCTTATCCAATCCCATCCCCCACATCGCGACCGTCGCCCCCAGTTGCGCTCTCGCCGCCGCCAACTTCTGCCGCGCCCATGCCGGTGACCGTCCAAACTCCGCGGCCGTCTGAGGGAGCGGCACACCCGCAAGGAACGCCACGAAGACCCGCTTCTCTTCAGCGGGCAGGCTATCGACGGCCCGCGCCAACAGCCGCCGTTCTTCGCGTGTCGCTGCCAGTTCGTCGGGATGGGGCCGCTGGCACTCCACCATGCGCCGCGGCAGGAATCCCAGTTGCTCTGAGATGCCGTCCAGCGATTCGTGCGTCTCATCGCGATACCGCGCCCGGTTGTGCGCGTCGATCATGGCACCGTGGACGCGGAAGTAGGCGAAGTGGGCGAACACGCCTTTCTCCGGCGTGTAGGTGTTCGCCGCCTGCACCAGGCCCAGATACCCGTCGTGCTCCAGTTCCTCCAGCGCGACGTGGGTCATTTTCGAGTGAACCTGCCGCGCGATCTTCGCGACCACGTGCAAGTGATCCAGCACCAGTTTTTCGCGGGCAGCTTCAGCTTTTTGTTTGCGGGTCGGGCGCTTCGTTGCCACGTTGTTCGCTCCTTGATCGGTACAGCACCAGGTATTCTTCCCAGGTCACGAGGGCCGGTCCTTGTGCCTCGACATCCGCGCTCGGTTTCCCCTGCGCCAGCTCCAGCAGGTCGCGGCCACGTTCCACGGCGCGCAGCCGCGCAATGTGGTCCTGTGTGTCGGCCTTCTTGGCAACCAGGGCCACGTTGACCGCCGTAATCATGCGCTCGACCATTTTGGTGAGCTTGGCTTGATGGGGTCGCAGGGCCTCGGTGATGAGGTACTGGGTCGCGGGTTCCTTGGCAAGCCGCTCGACGTGGCGGGTCGAGCAGTTGGCCTCACGGGCGACGGTCTTCACTGGCTTGCCCGCGATTACGCCCTTGGCAACCGCGCGCCGCTTCTTTTCTTTCTCAGGATTCGC